CGCTAATTATAGTTCGTACTTGCCTGATGTTTATGCAGGTGCTCCGAATCGTATCGACAAATACATGCAATACGACACTATGGATATGGACAGTGAAGTTAATGCTGCCCTAGATATTCTAACAGAATTTTGTACACAAAAAGATAAAGAAAATGGAACGCCATTTCAAACACACTTTCGCGGTGAACCCACTTCAACTGAAGTAAAATTAATTAAAGAAAGCCTACAGAAATGGGTCAAGCAACAACAATTTGAAACACGAATTTTTAGAATTGTTCGTAATGCATTCAAGTACGGTGACTGTTTCTTTATTAGAGATCCACAAACATTAAAGTGGTTATTTGTCGATGCTGCCAAAGTATCGAAAATTATTGTAAATGAAAGCGAAGGTAAAATTCCTGAACAATATGTAATTAGAGATATTAATTTTAATTTTAAAGATTTAATTGCAGTTACTCCTCACGGTACTACCAATACCGCTCCTAGCGGTGTAAGTTCGTATACCTCCGGTGGTTCTTTTGGCCGAGGCATGGTAGGGGCAGCAGCACAGCCTCCAGGTACACGATTCAGTAATCAAGTAAATGAAGTAACTGTTGATGCTAAAAACGTTGTACACATTTCGTTGTCCGAAGGTTTAGACAATAATTATCCATTCGGCAACAGCTTGTTAGAAAGTGTTTTCAAAGTCTATAAGCAGAAAGAATTGCTGGAAGATGCTATCATTATCTATCGTATTCAACGTGCGCCAGAGCGTAGAATCTTCTACGTCGACGTAGGTAACATGCCAGCACACATGGCAATGAGTTTTGTTGAACGTGTTAAAAACGAAATACAACAACGACGTATCCCTAGTTCAACAGGTGGCGGTCAATCAATGATCGATGCTAGTTATAATCCGTTGAGTATCAACGAAGACTACTTCTTTCCGCAAACAGCAGAAGGACGTGGATCTAAAGTTGAAACACTACCCGGCGGCACTAACTTAGGTGAAATTACTGACTTACGTTATTTCACCAACAAGTTGTTCCGTGCATTGCGCATTCCTTCGAGTTACTTGCCGACTGCTATTGACGAACAGTCAAATACATTAAGTGACGGAAAAGTCGGAACCGCTTACATTCAAGAATTACGTTTTAATGAATACTGCAAAAGATTGCAAAGTATGATCATTGAAACATTCGATTTAGAATTTAAACTTTGGTTGCACAACAACGGAGTTAATATCGACAACAGTTTATTTGAATTAAAATTCAATAGTCCACAGAACTTTGCTGCTTACCGCCAAAGCGAACTCGATACTGCTCGTGTTAATACATTTGCATCGTTACAAGAAGTTCCTTACATGAGTAAGCGTTTTGCTATGAAACGTTTCTTAGGAATGACTCAAGAAGAAATTACAGAAAATGAACGCTTGTGGAAAGAAGAAAATAACGGCAAGCTAACCGGATCAGCTGATGCTGCAAGTCAAATGAGGTCGGTAGGTGTTACACCCGGCGGAGTTCAAGCAGATTTATCTGATCAAGATGCCGAAGCTCCTGAAGATTTTGCAGCAGCAGCAGAAACTCCCGGAGCCGATCTAGAACCTCCTGAAGTAGCGCCTGCGAAATAAATACATTATCATGCTTCTAAACGAATTTTTCGCTTTTAATAATAATACGAACGAGTTTTCTCAAGATCGTCGTTACGACAATGCTAACGATAAATCGGTGTTAGAAAAAAGTGATACTAGAAAAACTCGTTTAACACTAAGACAAATCAATCAGTTACGTATGCAAAGCGAAGCTCATGAATTCGAAAAAGAATCCGAATTAGGCTTTATAAAACAAATGTACGGAACTCCTGCCGAAGATGTTACACCAGAATAATGCAGCATTTGTATTAGGCAACGGTACTAGCAGATTAAAACTAAAACTTAACAAACTACCTACAGTTGCAACGATCTACGCTTGTAACGCAATATATCGCGAATTTGAGCCCAACTATCTAATAGCCGTTGATACAAAAATGGTCAACGAAATTATAGAATCAGGCTATCATTTAACTCACCAAGTTTGGACAAATCCTAATAGAGGATTGACTAGCACAGACAAAATTAATTTTTTTCATCCACACAAAGGGTGGAGTTCGGGACCAACAGCACTTTGGTTAGCCTGTCAACACGGACATAAAAACATTTATATTTTTGGATTTGACTATCAAGGATTAAACGGCAAGCTCAACAATGTCTATGCTGACACTAACAACTATCGAAAAAGTTCAGACCCTGCTACTTTTTTTGGTAACTGGGTAAATCAAACAGACAAAACGATTAAAGAATATTCCAAAATTAATTTCTATAGAGTAGTAGATCCGGGATCTTATATACCAGATAACCTAAGTAATTTAAATAACCTACGTCACATTACCTATGATGAGTTTAATAAAAAATACCCGGAATGTATTTAATAACCTAAAACGATTCAAAAAAGTACCATTTAACACTAATAAATTAAATAATGGTTAAATAAATTCACAGCCTAACCATCTTGAAGGAGAACATATTATGGCAGACAAAAATTTACTATCGCAGATGTTAGCACATCTGGTAGAAGGCGATCAAGCTAAAGCAGAAGAACTTTTCCACGAATACGTAGTTTCACAATCACGTGAAATTTATGAATCTCTAATCGAATCCGAAATGAAGGATGACGAAGATGAGGAAGAAGTTGATGAAGCTGCTGATGCAGACAAGGACGACGAGGAAAAAGTCGACGAAGAATTTGAAGACGTTGCTTTTGAAGCTGACGACGAAGAAGGCGAAATGGGCGACGACGGAATGGGCGGTGATGCTACAGACGATTTAGAAGCCGAATTAGACGGCGACGAAGAAGACATGTCTGAAAAAGAACCAGAAGAGTTATTCCAAGACCTAAACGCTATTGTTGACGAACTACAAGCCAAATTCGATGAAATGAATGGCGACGAAATGGGCGATGATGAAGGCGAAATGGGCGATGACGAAATGGGCGGCGAAGGTGGTAACCCATTTGCTAAAGAAGAAGATTTCGAATTAGAAACAGTTCGTGAATACGTTGAAAAAGTTTCCGACGGACACGGTGCTGAGAAGAAAGGCAAAGCTGAAACTGCTGATGCTAAGAAAAGTCTAATCGACAACATGAAGAACGATATGGGCGGCACAACTGCTAACATTCTTTCCAGCAAAGAAGATGCAGCTACATTCGCAGCTCAAGGTCAACTAAAAGGCAACGGTCTTGCAAAAGGCACAGCTAAAGTTGACGACGCAGGTAACATCAATGTCCCAGGCGCTAAAGTTGGTAAGTCAGCTTTTACAAAGAAAGAGCCAGGACATGGTGCTGAAAAGAAAGGCGCAGGGGAAGGTTCCACTGATGGCCAAAGCCTTTTCCGTGGTCGTAGATAATAGGAAAATCGGGTGAAAACTACTCTTAGTGAACATTTGAGTTTCGATCAGGCAAAGATTGTCTTAGAGAGCGAAGAAGAGGGCGGTAAAAAATCGCTGCATTTGAACGGCATCTGTATTCAAGGTGATATCCGTAATCAAAATCAGCGAGTATATTCTTCTCAGGAGATTGGCAGGGCTGTCAAAACGCTCAACGAACAGATCTCTGGCGGATATTCAGTACTGGGCGAAGTTGATCACCCTGCAGATTTAAAAATTAACCTAGACCGTGTCAGCCACATGATTACAAAAATGTGGATGGACGGTCCAAACGGCTACGGAAAACTTAAAATCCTCCCAACACCAATGGGTCAGTTAATTGAGACCATGTTGACGTCGGGAGTTAAGTTAGGAGTTAGCTCAAGAGGATCCGGCGAAGTTGACGCTAATGGCAATGTTCAAGGGTTTGAAATTATAACTGTTGACATTGTAGCACAACCTAGCGCACCGGGAGCTTATCCAACACCAGTTTATGAACATCTTATGAACAACAGAGGTGGATATCAGGCATTTAGAATAGCAAACGAAATTCAAGGCGACCCAAAGGCACAAAAGTACATAGCAGAGAGTCTGATTAACATAATCAGAAAACTCAAATAACAGTAGGAGAATCACATGCTAGACTTTGTAAAACAATTGTTTGAAAACAATGTGATTTCCGAAGATATCAAATCGGAAATTGAAACTGCTTGGAACAAGCAGATTCAAGAAAATCGTGACCAAGTCACTGCAACACTACGTGAAGAGTTTGCTCAGAAGTATGAGCATGACAAATCCGCAATGGTTGAAGCTGTAGAAGCAATGCTAACAGACCGCCTACAGGCAGAGTTAGGAGAGCTAGCTGAAGACCGTCAAGGACTAATCGAAGCAAAAGCTCGTTACGCTAAGAAAATGAAAGATGATGCCAAAGCAATGGAATCATTTGTTCTAAACAACTTGCGTAAAGAAATTGCTGAACTACACGAAGATCGTCAAGCAGTAGCTTCTAACGTAGCAAAACTAGAATCTTTTATCGTTGATGCCTTAGCAAAAGAAATTGCTGAGTTCCATAACGACAAGAAAGATTTAGCCGAAACCAAAGTTAAATTGGTTCGCGAAAGCAAGGCTAAATTTGAACAGGTTAAGAAAGATTTTATCAGTCGTTCAAGCAAGATCATCGAAGAAACAGTCTCAAAAGGACTGCGTGTTGAGATGACTCAATTGCGTGAAGATATCGACGCCGCTCGTAGAAATGACTTTGGCCGCAGAATTTTTGAATCGTTCGCAAGTGAATATGCTGCAAGCCATCTCAATGAGAAATCAGAGACAGCCAAATTACTAAAGACTGTTCAACAAAAAGAACAAGAATTAGCTGAAGCAGCAAAAATAGTTGCAGAAACACAAAAGCTAGTAGAAT